TGCGGTAGAGATAGTACAAACTCTACTTAGGGACAGGGGTTACGACCCCGGACCCATCGACGGTATATTTGGTAGGGGCACAGACGGAGCAGTAAAGGAGTTCCAGATGGCTAATAAAGCAGCAGGTACAGCTGATGGTGTCGTTGGCGTTAAGACTTGGGACGCATTAACCACCGTACAGGCGTTTATGTAATGAAAGGTTATCGAGTTCTACTCGGGAATCTTCAAGACGCAACTTGGTATGAAGAAATCCCTGTAACGAGAATAAACTTCAGCCACTATCTTAATGGTCCTGGTAAATGCGATATATCGACTTCTCCAAATCCTGCAGAAAATAATATTAGAAATAAAATTTCCACAGACTACATAAAGCCTGGGCGTTCTACTATCTATATAGAAAAAGATGGTATTATTGTTGGGGCATATATTCTTTGGGAGTTGTTTGTTATCTATCCGTCAAATAGACTTCGTCTTATAGGGGAAGGCCTTTGGTCTTATTTTCGGAGACGAATAATTGAAGATACAGTTACACATACTAATACTGATCAGTTTGTTGTTGCTAAGGGACTTATTGATACAGCTTTAGCAAAAACAGGTGGAAGTATCGTAGGGTTGTCCACAACGTCCACGAGTACCAGCTCAGGAGTTAATGTCGATAGGTCCTACTACAACTACCAGAGGCGCTTTGTGGGGGAGGCGGTTGAAGATCTCGCCGACCGTGACGGGGGATTTGATTTCGAAATTACATCTAAGTGGGTAGCGGGTTCGAGTCCCCCCACTATATCGAATGAATACCATCAGTATTATCCTCGCAAAGGAACTTTAGCAGAAGTTGTCTTTGATCTCGATGCAAACCTAACAAAGATTTCTTGGCAGCAAAAGGCACAGAAGTTCGTGAATAAGTTATACATGGTTGGCGCGGGCAGCGCTAGTGATACTACTTTAGTACAGTCAACCAATATTGACAGCTTTGCGGAAGGATACCCCCTTTTAGAGCATAAACTGGTTAAGAAGGATATTTCTAAGGAGTCTACTTTAACGGAATACTCCACTAGAGAGCTTAACAAACGTGACCAGCTATACGAAGTTCTAACACTTGAGGTTGACCCCAGGAGCGTTGAGACACGTTTAGGTGCCTTCCAAACAGGCGATTTAGCCCGTGTAAAGGCTGGTAGAGGGTTTATTTCTCTCGACAAATATTATCGAATTATGTCTTATGATGTTTGGGTTAATGAGGGTGCAAATGACGAGAGGATTGCACTTAATATGTCAACCGTGGAGGCTACAGAGTAATGCCCGGTAGAGTTCTTGAAGATAACATTGTTGAAGTTCTTACTGGTATTGAAAGCAGGATTAACAATTTAGAAACTTTTGGTTGGGTAGTACCGTCAGGAGGGACACTAACTGTAAAAGATACAAATGAAGTAACACGAATAATTATTGGCTTAATGTCTGATGGGGAAACTGGTATTCGTATTTACGATAGTTCCAGCGTTCTTCAATTTGATCAGACTTATTCATAGGAGCAGGATGCTCAAAAAATTAAATACACAGGTAGGCGATCAGTCTCTTAAGGGACTTGTTCTTGGAGGTTTAGTATCAATACTAGCAAGCTCATCGTTGGATCCGACTGCGCAAGGTGCGGTAGTTACCCTTGTAGCTGCGGCTCTAGCATGGGTATCAACTAAGACAGGCAATAAATCTATTGCTTCTTTCCTTGATCGGTAGGTGACATGTCTCAGAAAGGTGTGCCTTCTCTTGACGAATATGTAGAAAATAATTCTACAGCCTGGTGGAAATCTCTGCCGCAAGACGTTCAAGATCAAATAATGTCCTCAGACGCTGGTTCTGCTGTAATTGCTAAGTGGCTAACTGTTATCGGAATAGAAGATGTCACTAGATCAAAAGTAGAAACCCTAGTCCTATACAGAAGTGAGCAACGTGCAAAATCTTGAAGATTTCGCCGAAGATGATACATTGTTGGAAGAGCTTAGATCCGAGCAGGCTCGATCATCTAAGTTAGAGCTAAAGGTAAGAACCCTAAAGCTCGACTTAAAAGAGGCACTTCAATTAAAGGAAGAGTATCAACTAAGAGCTTCGACGTATGAAGCGGCTACGTCACAGAAGCCTCCTACTTGGCTGACGTCGAAGAAGAAACGGAAGAAAGATGCCGTTACGATTATGGCCATGCTATCAGATTGCCATTTTGATGAGATAGTAAAGTTTTCAGAAAACGGCCTTAATTCTTATAATCGTGAGATAGCCGAAATGAGATTAAAATTGTTCGTGGAGAAGCTAATCCAGCTTTCCTACGATCAAATTTCTAATGTCAATGTCGAAGGCTTAGTTCTATGTCTCGCGGGAGATTTAGTTTCTGGTAACCTACATGACTTAGGAGAACACAATGAGACTCCTTACGGCCCTGTAACTTGTGCTTATTGGTCTTCCCAGTTAGTAGCCGCTATAGAGGCTCTAGCTAAAGCTTTCCCGAAAGTTCACATCGTTAATGTGATGGGCAATCACGGTAGACTTACATTTAAGCCCAGAACAGCAGGTAGGGCTAGAGATTCATGGGATTGGCTTATTGCACATTCCGCTCAACAAATGGTTCAAGCTAAGAATGTTACCTGGCAAATTCCTGAATCTCATGATTGCCTGTTTAATGTTTACAACACTAGGATCCTTTTAACTCACGGAGATGCAGTTAGGGGCGGCGGCGGCATAGGTGGCATCTGGCCTCCAATTAAGAGACTGCAAGCAAGGCTAATGGTTAATAAGCCTCACGACCTATTGATCATGGGTCATTGGCATCAATTAACTATGGCCGCTAGCGCGGGGCTCATTGTTAACGGTTCCCTTAAAGGGTTTGATTCTTACGCAGCTATCAATGGATTTTCTTCCGAGCCTGCTCAGCAAGCTTGGTGGGTGGTAAGTCCAACAAGAGGAGTTACCATGCAGGCACCTCTTTTCGTGGAGAATAAAGAAAATGAAGGTTGGGCTTGCTAGTCTGTAGGATATAAAATTAGGCTGTCATGTCTATAGAAAATGTTGCCGAACGCGCTGACGTTTGGTCAGAAGCAATAAAAAAGATTATCAAGTCATTTTCGGCTGTAGCCGTCGCTATAGGTACTGCCATCGGGGCTCTAATAATGTGGTGGCCCTTTGGAGGTGAAACAGTAGAGGAAATTCCTCCTCTATTGCAAGGTACTGGTTATGGTGCACAGTGTTCACAGCTTTACAACACAATCGACCACAACTGGACTGAGCAACAATGGACAGTGTGGGAAAGCCTACGTAGAGATCTCGGGTGCTAGCATATTCAGGAAGTGATTCTTTAAGGGATCATCTCCGGTTGTAACATAATAAAGCATGTGGCGTAATGCGTCCATCGAATGAGGATTTTTTGCTTTATATAATCCCATCTTCTTTAGCTTGAGATCGTCCCACAGGGTCTTAGTAGAAGGGGCCTGTGAGATTATTTCGGTATTTGAATTGGCGGCCCACAGCTTGAGTACGCCTATAAGCTCAACGGCGGTAAGATCTGCGTTAGGTACTCTCCTGTATTGGAAACTTTCGTAGATTAGTTTCGTGGGCTCCAGGGCGTTTAGGTATTGAACAAGGGTGGTATGACTAAAAGCAGCCTGTGCAACTACTATATGTCCGCTGGGTTCTAGTATACAAGTGCCTGTTGTGACGCCTGGATCTAGTGAAACGTATCTTTCCATAGTCTAACCTCGTATCTATCTTTATACCTTCTCTAGCGCTCTCTAAGCGATTTACCCCTAGCTCTGATATAATACCCCTACTTTAGATAAAGACTCTAAGAGACTATAGTCTAGAGAAGTATTATATTGAGTAATCACCCTAATTCCTCGAGAGAACGTAATTCGGCTTCCAAATATGCTATCTTTGTCCTTATTTCGATCTTCTTGGCTTTAACTCCGCCTTTTGTTTCCCTTACCTCAAGATTGTCCTCTTCGATATTGGATCGATCGCCGTCCATAAATAACACACGCTCGTGGGGTAGAAGCTTTCTGCCCAGTTTTTCTTCTATGACAATATGATGGGTCAGTCTCCAGTTGTATTCATCGGACTTTGTGTAATGGTAACCATTAGGGGCAACTCTAGTTGATCCTATTTCTGCTTTTTGTCCTCTAGGCATTTTCTAACTCTCCCCAGTTATATCCTATTTCTGCATCGGCTGTAAATGGAACATAGTTGCTAAACGTTTGCCAAGCTGTGCGTTCCATTATCTCTGTCATTTTTGATGCTACCTCATCGGCATGCTCGGGCTTGCATTCCACAAGGACTGAGTCATGTACTGGTAGCTTTACTTCTGCTAATCCGTCTTCAAACTCTCTCAGCATTTCCATCATGGAAATCATTGTTAAGTCAGACGCGATACTTTGTGGTAAGAATCCGTAAGCTTCGTTAAGAACGTCTTTTTGATTCTCTTGAGTAATTAACCAGAACCTTCTTCGCCTACCGAAAGGGGTTTCTAGTGTTTCGTTTTTATGGAGAACTTTCTCCCTAATCTCAGTCCTCCATTGGACTACCTGTGGTATTGCTTCAAAGAAGGTATCCACATAGCGTTCGGCTTCTGCTACGGGGATTTTGAACTCCTTGGATAGGCTATAAGCTTCTCTTCCGTATGCCAAGCCAAACACAACTGCCTTCGCTCTGACTCGCTCATCTTTGGTAAAGTTCGGTCCGAAGAATCTTTCCGCAATTTCGCTATGAAGGTCTCTATTGTCATTAAATACTCCCCTCAGGTATTCATCCTTAGCTAAGCAGGTTATTACTCTTAGTTCTGCCTGAGCATAGTCTGCTTGTACAAATATGTTTCCTTCGCTCGGGACAAACAACTTCCTAATCTTTGATTCTCGAGGTACATTTTGGAGGTTGGGATTTCTGCAGGCAAGTCTTCCCGTAACCGTTCCATGAAGTAGGAAGGTAGGGTACACCTTCTCTCCTATTAAACGTTGTCTAGTGCCTTTAACGTAAGTACCGTATAGCTTTTGCTCTTTTCGGTGATGAAGCATGAGGGTAACGAAATCAACTAAAGCAGGTTTAGAAGCAGATTCTAATAGGTTGTTTAGAACTTCAACATTTGTAGACTCTGTTGTCACTCCTAAAGCAAATAAAGCTTCCTTAACCTGTTTAGGAGATCTAGGATTATCGACCCACTTTGACAGCTTTTCTTCTACCTCCTTTAATCCGTCAAGGTAAGTTTCTTCTAATTCTTCCAGATAGTCGACATCAACAGAGACCCCTACGAGCTCTAATTGCATTAGACCGTTAGAGAACCACACGAGGTCGTTGTGTAGGTTCCTTAAATCCTCTTCGGCTAACTTTCCAACGTAATGCAAATAAAGTTCGTAAGTCAGTGCTACGTCATAGGCGTTGTATTTGTAAAGTAAGTCTCGAGGAATGTTAGCAAATGATTCTCCACCGCTAATAAATTTCTTGACCTCCATGTCGTATGCTGGTGCTCCTAGCAGCTCTGCGGATAAATACTTAAGTCCGTGAACTCCCTGCCTTTCATCCAGCGCATAGGAAGCGAGCATGGTGTCAAAGAAAAGTTCTGATCCAAGATCTCCTATGCCCAGACGATTTAGCACTTGTAAATCAAACTTACCGTTGTGGCAGATAATGCCTCGGTGTGTTGAAATTAGTATGTCTAAATGACTCCGAACCATACCGTCATTACATACCTCTTCAGATAAGATATATACGTCATTTTGATGCGAAGCCATACCTACGCATAGGAGAACATCAGGATGACTAAAGTCCTGATCCTTTTCTACTCCTACTTCGATATCGAGAACCAATATTTCTTGGCGCGCGAAATACATAATGACTTCTTTAGCCTTCTCAGGTGTTGAAACCACAGTGTAGGTGGGTTCTCGCCACTCAACTACGGGTGTGCTAATCTTTGCAAAGTCTGCAATGATATCTGGAAAGACTCCCGAGTTACGAATTGCCATACCTGGATGATAAGTGGGAATAATCTTCGCATTAAAGTACTTACTCTCCTTAGGGGGGCCTGATCGAATGCTTGTGACGTTTACCTTTTCTCCCATGACGTCTTCTATAGCTGTTTTTCCTAGTGCAACTATTACGTCTGGATTGAGTTGAGTTAGCTGTTCTACTAGCTCTATCCCCTCTAAATCCGTTGTGAGAATTGGTTCTATGTTGTAATGTCTTAAGACCGTATTTAATAGTCTTTCTGCAGGACCATTAAATGAGTCGCCAACTATTGCTACGCTAGGCGGCCCACATCCTGTACTTGTCGATGTTTTCACGTGCTAACCTTTCTCCCTCGGGTGTGAGGGTTTCTTTGAAATATTTACGGGGTCGGGGAGTCCAAGGATCTATTCCGATCTTAAAGCCCTCCATACCCATGTATGCTGGAAATGATGTATCGATACCCCGGGCCATCGGAAGATCGGAAAGAACAACCGGCTCTTTCGCCCAGGCAGAACTACCTAAGAAATGAATCGAATCAAATCTGTCTTTAATTTCTTCGTACAAAGCCTCAACGATATCGTACCGAATGTACTTGTGGACTTTTTGACATAGATGTCTAGGAACAGCTAGTATCTTTATGTATTCGACATCCATTAGTAGGTGGATACTTTGAACTATTTCCGCTCTGTCTCTCCCTTGGACGACACCAATGTAATTAAACCAATCATAGTCCTCAGCTATGTGGGCAAAGTCCATAGCTAACCTATAACTAGCCCCCGCGTCTCCTAGTATGTCAGGTACTACAATATCATCTGCTGCTATTTCGCAAGCTACCTCCATAAGTCTGTCATTAGAAGCAAGCTTACCCTCTGCGGCCCCATTGTCGAGAATCTTGTATCCTTCGGTTTCCTGATAGAACAACTTATAATGACTCCGTTTGTAGCTATCAATGTACTGGGGCAGAATGAGGTGGTAATCTCCTTCTGCAAGAGATACGCCCCCTAGGGGAGGTATTATGGCAACTTTCATAGTGGACCAACATCTTTAGTAGCTTCTTCGAGTAAGCAAAGTTTGTAATATATGAACTGGGCGTAATTGGCCAGATCAATAACTTCCTCTTTTGCCATGTTAATTACGTCAGCACTTAAAAATTTATATGCGCCGTATTCTCTTTCGCCTATATCTAAACGCTCAGCACGCTCTTCTTCAAACTGTTTATCATATCGTTCCTTCGAAGCGAGCAACATTGAATTCACGTTTTGCTGCATACATTTCCTCCATATCTATTCCAATTATTCCTGCACAACTTAGTACGTAAATAAATACGTCAGCCAATTCTCCTGCAAGGTCGTAAAAAACCTCTTCGTCTTCCGCATCTAAAGTACCTCTTTGGATCTTTTTAATAATGTTGGCAACTTCTCCAACTTCTCCACAGAGTGACATGACGTGATGCCCCAAATTCGATGCTTGGGAAGAAAAGAATCTAAGGTTATCTTCCGTGATCTCTTGTTGGATATCTGCTACTGTTCTCATGTCAGACCTACCAGACTAAGAAATTCACCCCTTGCTAATCGATCATGATCCGCAAAACAACCTGTCATACTAGATGTGGTTGTAAGAGAACCTTGAGTCTTTACTCCCCGTATAGTCATGCAAGTATGTTCTGCTTGTAAGACCACAGCTGTGCCTACAGGTTCTAGGTGATCTACTAGGAAAGCTGAGATA